TCAGTCATACCTTTCTTTAATTTACGATCACTATATTGTTGATATTCTTTTACATTTTTAAATTGCTTTCTATTAATATCATTAGGTGTTCTTTCTTCTGTAAAAGCAACTTTAAAATCTGTATAACTTAAACTGTTGCTAGAAGTTTTACCAGAATAATCTGTTGTTTTATTACCAATTTCAGAATGAATTATTTTAGAACAAGATGGTAAAGCTTCTGGTTCTTTATATTTAATAATATTAGTTGAAGGTTTAACTTTAGTATCAAATGTTTTATTAAACTTTTCGGAACTAACAGAAGATTTACCAAAAACATTAGTGATATTAATATCTTCACGAACTTTACTAGAAGGTTCCATCATACTACCATAACCAAACTCTATATCTTCATCAACAAATCTATTTTCATCAAATGTTTTATTAAACTTACTACTAAAACTATCATTAGCAACTTGAGATATACCAAAACGATTTGAAAGACTAGTAGATTCTTTATGATTTTGTTTAAGATCAAAATGTGATTTATTAGAATCTCTATTTTTAATTTCAATAGCAAGTTTTTGGAATTGTTCAGTAATATAATTAAAAAAATCAGGATCACCGCCTTTATCAGGGTGATTTTGAATAGCTAGTTTTTTATAACTTTCTTTTAATTGATTCCACGAATAATTTTCAGGAAGTTTAAATAATTTACTCATTGTTAGGATCTTACTAGATTATTATAAAAAATAAAAATGATTTATTACATATTATTCAATTTTTCTTTAAGTTTTATCATTTTATTGACATATGCTTTTTTAGGATTTAATTTATGTAAGGCTTTTACTTCTTTAATTTGTTCTTTAATTTTATTTTTCTTGTCTTTTAATTTTAATTGTTCTATCTTTTCTTTTAATTTATCAATTTGTATTAAATATTTATCTAATTTCGTAGTTTTATATTTACCTCTAATAATTTTAATTTGTTCCTTAATTTTAAGTATTTTGTTTGTAGTTCCTCCTAGTCTTGCTGTTCTTGATCCTCTTGATTGATATGGTGTATAATGGTCTTTCTTCTTTTTGCTTAATTTAATATATAATTCTTTTATATATTCATTATTCATCGATAGAAACAATCCTATTGTTGTTTGATGAGGATTCATAATATAAATACCCAAATATTCCAACATTTGATATAGAGAAAAAGTTCTATAACTACAATCAATATAAAGTCTTTTTTCAAGTTTATCATGTGTGAATGTTATATGTGGATTAGAAGGAGTTTGACGAGAAATTGGACGAACTTGTGTTATATGAATATTGCTAAAACCAGGTTGTTTTCCTGTAATTTTTACTACAAATAATACACTTTTATTATCTTCATTTTTATATAATGCACACTCATACACAGGATTACGTGAACGTTGTAAATTACATCTTAATTCAATTTTTTTTGTGTAATACTTAAAAAAAAATCACACTTTTGTCCCTGTCCCTCTACATCTTTTGTTGTTCTTTTACAATTAATACGATTCTCCGGACTTATATCTTGATTTCGGTTTAGTTGTTCAAATGCGTTTTCAATTTTTTCTAAAATAGGAGGATTATCAACAAATAATATATTCAGTAAATACTGTTTATATAAATGTATAGAATTGGTAAATATAAGCCTTATGTTGTATGGATTGTTTTTTCCATCTCGACGAAACTGGCCTTCCTCAAAATCAGACCGTGTATTAGATGACATACTTTGTCTAGCTGCAAGTGGTTGGGGGATAAGCATTAAAAACACGCTTTAATAACTCAAGTTTATTTGAAAATGGAATTTCATTTTTTTTTCCTCTAAATGGCTTTTATACCCTGTAAATAAATCAATAAAATACTGATTGGTTCTTTCTATTGTTTCTTGAGCGATTCTAGCTTTGTGTAGCTGTGTTTCAATTGATTCTATTAAATTTTGTTTAAAAGCTTTTTCATTTCGTTTTCTAATTCTTCAAGTGTTTTAGTATTAGGATCAGTTGCAGCTATTTCTGGATTTCTGCTAATAAATTGTGACATAGTTGTTTCATATTTTTCAATATCAGTTGCAGGTATACAGCCATCATCTACAACTTCAGCTCCCGATGCAGCTGCACCATCCATATTTTTATTAAAATAGAATAATAATAATATGGAAACAATATTTTATAATCTTCAAAATATTATTATTGATCTTAAAAAATTAAATAATACGTTTACAATAAATAAAATAACCAATTATCATTATGATATTGCGAAATTATACATATATCATCATAATGAAGATAAAAAATTAATAGATATTAATAATATTATAGACGAAACAGTAGAAGATATAAAATCATTAGAACCTAAAAATAAACATTTTCCAAAGATCTATACCGAATATATAGAATATGAAAAATATAAAGATTGTAATATATTATTAATAGTCCATCCAATAAATTATAATGATAATATACATTTAGATAATGTAATATTTAAAAAAGAAATAAAGATTGATAGTAAAATAAAATATAATAATTTCTTACAACAACTCTATCCAAATGAAGGTTCATTAATTGAAAAAACAAATCGTTATTATTGCGAAAATCCTTTAAAATTATATATCCTAGAAGATCTAAAAGTTCTACAAAAAAATAAGTATTTTATATCAACCGACCATAATATAACGCAAAATATATTAAAAACATTATTACATTCAAGATCACTGGATAATACTCCAGAATTATCTTATAGAATGAAATATACATTAGAATCAATAAAATCACCTAAAGATGATAATTGTTTTATAATTTTAAATAATTCATTAGAATATATAAATATTGATGATGAAATAGAATCAATTGAAATGCCATATTATAAACGCAAAAATATTATATATAATCCAGAAGAACATTATTATTATAATGGTTATAAGTTTATACGTAATAATAAAACAGTTAAAGAACTCATAGAATTATTTAATAATTCTATATAATATTTGGCATAGGTTCATCTTCAAATATTGAAGGATTCCCAGATAAATTACACCAATTTACTTTGTCTAGATTATTTTTAATTAACTCAATAGCATTTTTATTTGAAGATAAATTACACCAATCTACTTTGTCTAGATTATTTTCTAATATCTTAATAGCATTTTTATTAGAAGATAACATAAACCAATCCACTTTATCCAAGTTATTTTGTAATAAATCTATAGCATTTTTATTAGCAGATAAATAACGCCAATTAATTTTATCTTGATTTTCAGTTAAAATATCAATAGCATTTTTATTTAAACATAAATGTTTCCAAGATACTTTATCTAAATTATTTTTTAATAAATCTATAGCATTTTTATTTTTAGATAATTCATACCAAATAATGTAATCCTTATTTGCCTCTAACATTTGAATAGCATTTTTATTACGATTTAACGGCATTTGCCATATTTCTTCTTGTTTATTTTGAATAATTTGAATAGCATTAGGATTATCGCATAATTGTGCAAAATTAACTTTAGACATATTATTTTGTAATAAACTTATAGCATTTTTATTTGCAGATAAAAAATACCAATCAATTTTATCCTCACTATGTTTAAGCAAATTAATAGCATTAGGATTTAAAGACATATAATCCCAATCAATTTTATCTAAGTTTTCTTCTAGTAAATTAATAGCATTACGATTAAGTGATAAACGCGACCAATCTAATTTACTAATATCAACCCATTTAAGTAATATTTTTCTTTTATCTTCTAAATTATTCCAATAATGTTTTAATATAATTGAAATAACATTTTCATCAAAAATTGATTTTTTTAATATATTATTAACAATTTTAAACTTTTGATAGGCAAAAACCATTTTATTTAATAATAAAATGAATATATCATTTTTTTATACTAAAACAACTTTAAGAATAACATTACCACCGATAGTAATTTCATCACCAATATATAATTGTTCAATTGTAATTTTTTTACCATTAACCAATGTATTATTATAACTATTAAGATCTTTGATAAATATCCTAGTAGGATCAATAAATGTAAATATACAGTGATGTCTTGATACATTGTCATCATATAATATACAAATATCATTCGTTCTTGATCTACCAATATTTATTTTCTTATTTTTTTCAATAATATAAATAGATTTATAATATTTTTTATGTTTATTAGCATTAGTAATACATTGTAAATATATAGTAGAATTACAAAGACTTCTAAATTGAAAATAATTACCTGGTAATTTAAAGTATTTACTACATAAAGATGACCATAAATTATTATTTAATTTAATACTATTGTAAATATTTTTTGAAATAAATATAAGTTTTTTAATATCATCAAAATCCAAATAACTTACAATTGTATCAATAGTATCGATATTCATACTTAATAAACATATAAATAGTTATCATTTTTATGTAAATAATGAAAATAGCAATAACTGGTAAAATATGTTCAGGTAAATCAACATTAGCAAATAAACTTAAAGATAAATTAAAATTAGAAAAATATAGTTTTGCTGATAGTGTAAAAAAATATGCTACAGAAATATTTGAAATGGAATATAAAGATCGTAAGCTAATTCAAGATTTTGCAGAAAAGATGAAGGAACTTGATAATAATATTTGGATAAAACAATTGGATAAAAAAATAAAAAATAAAACCCACATTGTAATAGATGATTTAAGATTTGAAAATGAATATAAGTATCTTAAAGAAAATAATTATTATATAATAAAACTGGTAATTGATAAAAATCAACAGATAAAAAGAATTGAAGATCTTTATAGGGATAAAGCACACGAACATTTTGAAAGGTTAGAACATATATCAGAGTGTAATATTGATAAATTAAATGCTGATTTAACAATTAATACAGAGGATGTTGATATTAAAACAATATTAGAAACTATAATTCATCAACAGTAAATAAAGGTTTGCATTCACGTATTAAGCTATTTTTATAATTAACCATTTTACAATTATTTGCAATTCGCTGTAATTTTCTAGCTTTTTCTTTATATAAATCCGACATATCAAGTGTATCAGCTATTTTACTTTGTTCATATAGTTTATCGTATTCCTCCATCAACACATCAAAGATTTTACGACTAATATTAATATATAAATCATTTGGTGCTTCCATTTCTTGCCATTTTGTTTCAGTATTAACACTTTTAAACCACTTATCATTTACCACCTTATATTCGTCTTTATAAAAATAATAAATAATAGCGGCTAAATCATAATGTGCTCCTTTAGATCTTATAGCATTTTCAATTAAATTATTTAACATTATGCTTTTGTTATTTTATTTTTTGTTTATATATAATTTTTTAATAAGGGAATCTCATAAGTTTAAATCCAGTTGCTAATCCAATACCTTGTTGTGCTGATTGCGCATAAGTAGGGCTTAAGATATCTAATATAGCAAATATACAGGCAGCCGTTGCTGATAATATAGCAATTTCCCAAGTATTAAGTTTATTAGGTCCAATCATATCAAGTAAATAAGCTACAATAGCTATCATAAGACCTTGGAACAGGTATTTTAAGGCTTTTAAAACCAGTTCATTAATATCTACGTCATACATTTTATTATATATAAAGATATAAATTAACAATCAATTTAAAAATGTCTGAAACAAAAGTAGATTATTTGGATGAAGATGAACCGTTAAGAAATCAAAATTTTGTATGTGTATCTTTTTTAAATCCGGAAGATGTATTAAAAAATAAAGATGCGTATTACTTTTCTAAATTTACCGAAAAGTTTTCAAAAGATATGACGGAATTATTAGATAATTTAGTTGATAAGTTTCCAGACAACAAAGATATAATTATGGGTATTAAAGATAATCATAAATATATTTTTGATAATAATGATATGAATGAACAATTAACATTCTTTAAAAATACTAATTCGGATGAAATTGAAAAAGAATTTCATATAGAAAATAACTTTAAAACATCAGTAAGAGGTATTAAAGTAAGAGGTGTATATGATACTGTTGAATTGGCTAGGGCAAGATGTGAAAAATTAAAAAAAACAGATCCTTATTTTAATATCTATGTAGCACAAGTAGGTTGTTGGCTACCATATGAAAGCCATATAGCAACTAATGTAGAAAATCAAGAATATTCTGAATCAGAACTTAATACACTTATGAAACATTACAAAGAAAATAAAGATAATAAAGATATGGTATTTGATAGTCGTAGAACTGATGCTATAAAATCAATAAAAGAAGAAGACCAATCTGTTGAACAAATAAGCGATGTGCTTAATGATAAAGAAGATCCTTGGTTAAGTGCGAAAGGATGAAGTTAAAAATGTATAACATAAGATTAAATGAAACAAAGCAATAAACCTTCATTTAGATTAGAATTAAAGAAATTTGATCCAAGAAAAATAAAAGATGATTCTGTTATTGTTGCTATAGCCGCACGTAATAGAGGTAAAAGTGTATGTATTAAGGATATATTATCATATCATACAAATATTCCTATTGGAATGGTAATATCACCAACAGAACACGCAAATTCTTATTTTCAACACTTTATACCAAAATTACTAATACACGATGAATATTCGCCAGAATTAATAAATAAATATGTTCAAAGGCAACAGAAGATATCAGGAAAATATAAAAAAGAATTGGAAACAAATGGATTTTCATCAGTTGATCCTAGATCGTTTTTAGTAATGGATGACGCAATGTATGATAAATCTTGGGTTAATGATGCAAATATACGTAAAATATTTATGAATGGAAGGCATTATAAAATATTATTTTTATTAACTATGCAATTCCCTATGGGTATAAGTCCCGCTTTAAGAACTAACATTGATTATGTGTTTATTTTTAGAGAAAATATAAAAAAAAATCGTGAAAGATTATATGAACATTATGCAGGAATGTTTCCAACACTTCAAGTTTTTGAACAAGTCTTAGATCAAGTTACACAAGATTATGGATGTTTAGTAATAGACAATAGAGCATCAGGATCTAAATTAGAAGATCAAGTTTTTTGGTATAAGGCAGATCCAACTAAAAGTTTTAAATTATGTGATTCTGCTTTATGGGATATGCAATCAATACAAGATGAAAAAGAAAAATTAAATAGTTATGATGATGAAAAAGAAGAAGATGAACAATATGATCCCAATGTTGTAATAAAAAATAGTAAAAATGCTTGTAAAATTACAGTTAAGAAGAAACAATATTAAATCCAGTTTGTATAGTTTCAGGAATATACGAAGGTATAGAATCTATTGTTTCTGTAGTTGCTTTATTCATAGCAGAATATATATAATAAACAGCAAAAGTAATAATAATATATAAAATTATAAATGTTATTAAATCTTTAACAGTAATTGTTTGTTTTTTTTCAAAGCTACTAATAATTATAAAAATTATTAGAGCTATACATAATGAATATATATAATACATTTAGTGTTTTATATCTTAAAAAAACGATTTGTTTATACGTATTACTTTAATATCTTTATTATTCATTACAATTTCATCATCATCTTTTTCATCTTTAGATTGTTCTATTTCATTTTCTAATATAACAATAGGTTTTACTATTTGATCTTCAAGTGTTTCTTTATGTTCTATTTCATCTTTTAATATATCAGGTTTTACTATTTGATCTTCTAAAGATTCTTCAGTTTGTTTTATTTCATCTTTTAATATATCAGGTTTTACTATTTGATCTTCTAAAGATTCTTCAGTTTGTTTTATTTCATCTTTTAAAACAACAGGTTTTACTATTTGATCTTCTAAAGATTCTTCAGCTTGTTTTATTTCATCTTTTAAAACAACAGGTTTTACTATTTGATCTTCTAAAGATTCTTCAGCTTGTTTTATTTCATCTTCTAAAACAACAGGTTTTATTATTTGATCTTCTAAAGATTCTTCAGTTTGTTTTATTTCATCTTTTAAAACAACAGGTTTTACTATTTGATCTTCTAAAGATTCTTCAGTTTGTTTTATTTCATCTTTTTTTATTTTAAATTGTTTATC